ATCTTAAAGAACATCATGGCGAAGTTGAAGACTGTATCATTTTCGCGCTGGCTAGTATCACTGGTCGTCCGATTTTATTCCATGCCATTATGGAAAACGGTGCAGTCTTTTACCGTTTACCCATCTCTGCATTTATCCAAAAAGGATATAATGTCAAAGAAGTTCCTAGGATGCGACTTGATGAGCTGGAGTTGTGGAATTGCTTTAGTTATTATCCTAGCGTTACTTCTTTTGATATCTTGGACGGTCAGTCCGGTAAATATATAGGAAAAGACAAGAAGTGGTATGCAGGGGCCTATCTTTTTACAGTCGACTGGGCTCATCCAGAGAGTAATATTGTAGATACTGATCATTCAGAGGTCCCGCAAGAGCATAAATGCGCCCACATACTGGCTCTAGAGAATGGCAACTATGCAGCTCAGCCAAACAATAGATTAATATGGAGTATTCCGTCGTTTACTGTTAAAGATGAAATTCCTTTTGACTGGAAGACTCAAAGCAGTGAATGGAATGTGGAAGATGATCGTAAATGGAAAACAGAAGATTCGGATAGATTCTTCTATAACATTGAGGAGATTAAGGATGATAAAATGGATAAAAACAAAACTTGAAAGGTTTTGGAATTTTTTGAGTAAAGATGACAAAGTGTAAAAATTGTGGCTGTGGTTGTCACTGTTCTTTACAGGAACATTCTGATATGTATGGGGTGTGTTCTTGTTCAGCCTGCGCATGTGACAAAGGGCTCGTACTAGACAACACAGGAGAATGTGAAACATGTCAATAGATAAAACAAAATGTTGTAATACACATACCAAAGAAAAAGAAGACTCTGGTGAATGTTGTCAAACAAAAGAAGAAAAAGACAACGCAGCAGCGTTAACGTATGAAGATGAAACTAAAAGGAGCAACAATGAATAAATTATTTCTAGTGCTCGCACTGTTATTTGCCTTGAGCGCCTGCTCGGTAGGCAAAAAATGTACCTATACCCAAGAAGGAACTAAAATTTCATCGTGGGTTTGGTTTTACGGTAGCGACAAACCAATTGATCTAGATAAAAACAACTGCAGCTAAAACAAATTAAAACAATCATTATTGCTTTTATTATATGTTATTTACTGGCAAGCTGTTTTGCTAGAACTATCGTCTATGCACAAGAAAAGAAACTACATCGCACAGCTCTTACGATTTCCTATTTTTCGTCAACGTATCAAAGCCAGTAAGAAAAAATTTAATAGAAAGAAATTGAAAGTCTTGCAACCACTTAAAGATATGATAGAGTGATAAAATGGTTAAACCAAGATACATTAATAATGAAGTAATTGTCCCTAAACCAGGACCTAAACAAATTAGAGATGAATCTTATTTTATAGGACATACACCCTACGAAGAAGACACAACTGAAGTTGAAGTTGAAGTTGATGATGGAATTAAACAACCTCACTTAGATAACAGTGTGATAGAACCTTCAGAATGGTCAAATTTATTTAAAAATGAAAAAGATTAATTATAAATGGAGTAGGGATTTGTTTGGAGGAAGAATGCGTATACAAACAGAAATTGTTAATGGCAAATGTCCAACTTGTCTTCAACATGGTGTTTTAGTTTCTCTTTTTAAAACTCATTATCGTTGTGTAAGCTGCGGTTCAGACCTAGAACAAAAAGTTAATGGAGTCATTAGTTATATTCCTCTAGGAAATCCTAATACTAAAATAGTATTGGAAAACACTCATGGTCAGGAAAAAACCTAAAGGCTATGGATACGTTCATGTTAAGGCTACCCATCGCAAACGCCCAGGACGTCATTCAAAAAAACTAAATAAACATTCACGAAAAAAGAAAAATAAAGGTCAGGGTTAATTACTAAAAAGAATAAACTCTCTGCTCGAAAGAATTCCAAACAGAGAGATATAGAGAGGTATGATTACTTATTAATATCATAATCTTGCCACAATTGTCAATAAATGTGAATTGGTCTACAATTATATTTAGTTCCTATTTGATACGTATTTACATAAGCATACCCCATTTTGGACAAAAGTTTAAGAGATTCTCCATGGGCATCACGGGAACATTCATACCAACTATTATATAAGGTAGGGTATTTGATGGGGACCAGACACGCATTTCCCTGAAGAAAGGAGCACACCCATATTATTAATACATATTTCATTTGACAGTTTTCTGGTATTTCGATATATTATCCTACATTATACACAGGAGATTTATGACAGATATAACTAAATATAAAAATGTTACTCTTACTAAAGAAACATATAGTCACATTCAAACACTGAGTAAAGAAGTATTTGATATTCCCATCAGTTTATCAAAAACGATTCAGTATTTAGCTGAAAAAGAATTAGAAAGAATAAAAAAGAATTCTCATGGGAAGATCCGTAAATAGTTTTAACACTTTTGTAGGCAGCCTAGAAGAAGATAACGAAGATAGAGTAACTCTTCCGGAAAAAGATCTCTGGGTTGCCGTTTTAACTAGAGCAGTCTTGGATGCTTGTAAAGGTCCACCTAATCTTAATATGAAGAGTCGTTCAAATGTTTCTCATCAAAATCATTATTGTTATGATCGAGATCAAGCTCGTCATTTCTTTTTAAAAGGGGACTCACACTTCAGGGACATTTGTGAAATGGCCGGACGTAATCCAGACTATGTTCAAGCAAAAATTAGAAAAATAATTTTAAGAAAAAATGGTTGGAATGTAGATGTACCTGTAACCTCTCACTATCGACAAGGAGTAGCACGAGGAAGAAAAAGAGGAAGACCAAAGAAAAAACATTTAACAGGTAACGCCTACTACGCCGCCAAACGTCCAAAGAATTTTTACTACCAAGATATGGGTAAAAAAGGGGGTCGACCTCGAATTTATAATGTCATATAAAGCCATATGCGACAATTGTAAAGGAAACGGCTACACTTATGTCACTATTAACAAAGGAATTACCGAGACGAAGCAATGTTGGATGTGTGAATCCACTGGTGAAATCAATTGGTCTCAAGCTAAGGTTGATGATTTTATTTATAACACTTACTTTCGTAAGCAGTTGCAGTGAATTTGCATTGCTTATGAGTGGGAGTTCTGTGGCTCTTAGCCAAAATGCTTACGCCAAAATGTACAACGCTGTAGATTTGGGAGTAGTAATTACAACGAAGAAAGGAATTAAACAACACGCTTATGAAAAAGGAAAGAAATATATTGTTGATTGGGCCAAAGCTAAAGCACTGGGAATTACAACGAGGCACTAGTGTATAAACCTCTACCCGAATCCCTAACGATTAAACAATCAGGAATCAATGGCTTAGGACTCTTTGCTAAGGAAGGTATTGGTCAAGGAACTAACCTGGGCCTGAGTCATCTTGAGATAGAAGATAAAATAATTCGTACTCCACTCGGAGGATTTATCAATCATAGCGGAGATGCCAACTGTGTAAAGGTTGAACTTCGTATGGAAAACGAGAAATTTAATTATAAGAAATGGAACCTAGTAACTTTACAAGACCTCAAGGAAGGAGAAGAATTAACTACACGTTACACATTTTATAAAGTATGAAAGATTGGATCTTACAATTTATAGAGCATTGGTCAGGACGCCTTCACAATTGGGCCTGGGATCAACGCTGGAAGTACAGGGATCGAGACGAATGGATTAAAGGATACAGGAAATGGAAAAAGACAAGATGTCCACACAATTAATGACAGCACTCTCAACATCGTTGGGTTTGTCACTGTGGCCGCGTGGCCGACAGCTCTTAATCTATTGGGCTGTAAGAGAATGTCTGATGAGACAGTATTGGACAAAATGAAAATAAACCACATCAACGAAAAGGATAAAAAACAAGAAAGCCCCACTATTAAAAAACTTCATGAAAAATGGGCTATGAAAAACGGATACAGAAATAATGACAGACTTAATTCTAAAAATACTATTAGCTTTAAAGATGATGCCGAAAGATAAAGAGCTTCAAGAAATTTACAATCGTATCTTTAATGACGCGATGAAATATAGTGATGAATTTAATATTCAAATGGTCGCTGCGACCTATATTGCCATCGCTATGCGTTTATATAAAACCAGTTTGACTCCTCAAGAATATGGAATGATGATCGAAACTATTCTGGAAACGGAAGTTGATCCCTATTTTAAAAAACCTCCGAAACTTCATTAATGAAATCACATACAATTAATAAAAAAACTCATTTTATAGCTGGTTGGTATATAGATAAAAACGTATGTACTGATTTAATAAAATATTTTGAAAATTCTTCAAATAAAAAACAAGGTGTCTTGGCTTTATCGGGAGTTACTAAAAAAAGAAAATCATCTACAGACCTTCATATTAATACTGCAAATCAAGATAAAGAAATTTTAAATTATTATAAAGAATTAGCTAAAGTTATTGAAGAATATAAAAAGAAATACAAATATTGTAACACTCAACAAGATCCATGGAGCATGACGGAAACTTGGAATTTACAAAAATATAAACCGAAAGAGGGATATTTTGTAAAACATTTTGAAAGAACAGGAAGTATAACTGTTAATAGACATTTAACATTTATGACTTATCTTAATAATGTTAGAAACGGCGGAGAAACAGAATTTTATTATCAACAATTAAAAATAAAACCAGAAACAGGATTAACTTTAGTTTGGGGAACCGACTGGACTTTTACTCATAGAGGAATACCATCTAAAACAGAAACAAAATATATAGCTACAGGATGGTATAGTTATGGAGTTAAAAAGTGAAAATTATAATGATATTAGCAACCGGAGCCTTACTAACTTTTCCAACCGTAGATCATAAAGTTTATGATCCTAATCCCGACTGTTTTACTCAGGGTTACAAGGTTCTTGAAAAACTAGCCACCTATCAGGGACCAGGGCCCGAACAAGGCTGGTATCTCAATGGCACAAAGATGCAAGTCGGAGGATGGTATTGTAACTAATTTATGAAAACAAATATTAAAGACTATATTAAAATTTTTAACAATAAATTTTTTTCAAAACAACGATGTCAATTAATTATTAATTCTTTAGATATTTCTAAAAATACAATACATACATTTTATAATGAAAAAACTAATCAAAAAGAAGAAAAAGGTCATGATCCACAAGTTTCTTTATTAAAAGATAAAAAAATAAGGCCGATAGGAAAATTAATTAAAGACCAATGGTTTAAAATTATAACAGAATACATTTTAAATTGGTTAAATAAAGAAGAAAAAATAGATTGGTATGAAGGCTGGAGTGGTTATACCTTTCCTAAATTTATAGAATACAACAAAGGTACTTTGATGACAAATCATTGTGACCATATTCATGATATATTTTCAAAGAATGGACAAATAGGAGGAATACCAACTTTATCAATTATAACAGCATTGAATGATAATTACTCTGGCGGAGAAATGATTATGTGTGAAAAATATAAATATAGATTAAAAACTGGAGAAACAGTTGTTTTTCCTAGTAATTTTTTATATCCACATAAAATTAAAAAAATAACAAAAGGAACAAGACACTCAATGGTATCTTGGGTATATTAAAGCTCGACCAATAGAAAAAATTGAAAGGAGAAAAATGACAGAAAAACACACCATAAGCTATTATTCCAAGTCGGATGGCAAAAGGCTCAAGCGGCCTTATGATTCGAACTCGGATATGCAGTATGAGTTCACGGCAAAGAGCACGGGGAACTTATGCAAAAGGTATTGGGAT